AGATCTACGTTCGAACGAAAGCTGAATTCAAAGCTAAGTTCGTCCTGATAGATGCGAAGCCCTAAACTTTACATCGCCGCACAAGAGCAGCTCTTTGCGAAGTTTCAGTCACGCTCCATTGCCATCCAGCATTGGAGCAAGTACCTGATGACCCCCAAAGAGCTTGCTCTCCTTTTCAGCAAGTTAGAGAAATCAAATTCAGTCCTCTCCGAAATCGCCAAGACTGATCTTGGTAGAAGCGGGGATATAGCGAGAAAACAACTTGGAATCGAATGAATCAATCAAATATCGACCGTGCAAGAGCATGGGTCAAAGCCACGCCAGGAGCCATCGCAGGTCAGAACGGACACGGGGCGACATTCGCTGTTGCTACCGCTCTCGTTCACGGATTTGAGCTGACCAGAACGGAAGCTGAGACGCTTCTCTCTGAATACAACACGAAGTGCAATCCTCCGTGGAAACCGAATGAACTGGCCCACAAGCTGAATCAGGCGCAGATAGTGTCTCACGACAAGCCGCGTGGTTGGCTTCTAGAGTCACACTCAAGCATCGGTCAGGGCGGCACTCCGGTGTCTCCAACCGGCAAGTTCGTGGTGCGAAAGATCCAAGAAATTCCGAAGTCTGACTTCCGATTTTCAACCATAGATTTCTTAAAAGCCTGCTTTGAACAGGACGAGGTTGTCTGCATCTGCAACGACATCCTGAGCGACGAGGAAGGCAGGAGTAGGCCAGCTTCCAAGGGTACATTCCTCAAGCGCGAGGAGTGGATTCAGAATCACTTCACACCACCCATCAGCTCGATGTGGACGAGCGAGGAGAGCAAGGGTGCATACGTCCGCATCAACCCGTGTCTCGATGAGAGCGGTTCAGACTCCGGTGTCTCCGCCTATCGCCATGTTCTCATTGAGATGGATGAGAAGTCGAAGGACGAACAGTGGACAGCATTGAAAGAGTCAAAGCTGCCGCTGTCGGTCGTCATCGATTCAGGCGGCAAGAGCTTGCACGGCTGGGTGCGCGTGGATGCGGCGAACAAAGAAGAATGGGCAGAGCGCCGCGACATCGTTTACCGGCATCTGGAGAGCATTGGAATCGATCCGAAGAACAAGAACGCCAGCAGGTTCAGCCGCCTTCCCGGTGTGATGCGCGATGGCAATGAGCAGAAGCTGTTGGCCATCAATGTGGGTGTCGTGAACTGGGATGCGTTCACGGACTATCTGGAGTCGCAGGACATGCCTCAGGAGTTCTCGCTCGATAGCATCATCGAGTACGACCCGAAGAATGATCCTGACAATCTGATCGGCGACAGATGGCTACGTCGCGGATCTTCGCTTCTATTCGTAGGCCAAAGTGGTTGCGGCAAAAGCTCGATGGCGGCGTATCAGGGGCTGAAATGGGCGTCTGGCGCAGACTGGTTTGGCGTCCGGCCCGTCCGTTCGCTAAAAGTGGTTTACATTCAGGCGGAGAACGACATCGCTGACCAGCATGACGCGCTCAAGGGGGCGGCTCAGATGACATTCGGAAAGGAGAACTGGGAGCGAGGATTGAGAAACGCGAACATGCTCTTTTTCCGCGAAACGGTTCGAACCGGGGCTGACTTTGCCACAATGCTCCGTCGTCTCGTTCGCAAGACCAAGGCTGACGTTGTTTACATCGATCCACTGCTCTCCTACATGGGCGGCAATCCTGCGGACATCGAGGTCTGCGCGAACTTCACGCGGCATCTGCTCCAGCCGATTATGATGGAGACAGGTGTTGTCCTTGTACTTGTCCATCACTTCCCCAAGCCGAAGGGTAAGGACGACAAGCCTGAGAGCGTCGCAGATTTGGCCTACTCAGGATTCGGATCGTCGGATCTGACGAACTGGGCGCGCGAGGTGATTGTGATGAAGGAGGTTGGATTCAATAACCCACGACGCTTCATGCTCGGCATGGCGAAACGGGCTGACCGTTCCGGAATGACGGACAAAGACGGAAAAGTCACCGGATCGATTATGATCCAGCGTGGTACAGGCGGCGACATCTCATGGAACTACGCAGATCCACAGAAGTTCGTCGTCGATAAGGAGTCGGTGAAAAAGCCTTACTCCAAAGGACGATATCCTAAGCGTTGAATTTGACTTCTCCATACTTCGTTCTACGGTTATTTTATGCGCCAGTTCAACCTTACATGCAAAAAGTGTAGAGCCGGATTCGCTGCCCAAAGTGGAGCGTCCAAAACATGCAATGAATGCAGAAAATGCAAGCAATGTGGAAACCAGCTCAGATATTCTCACCTTCAATTTTGCTCAAGTAAATGCTGCGGAAAATTCAGATATGCCAACGACCCTAGTTGCATAGAAACAATAAAAAATAGAGTTTTCACAAAAACATGTGACAGGTGCATGCAGCAGTTTGAAGCAAAAGCAGGAAACGCAATCCGTTGTAAAAAATGTTGTGTTTGCAAGATGTGCGGAAAACAAATGCAAAATGCTACTAATGATTTTTGCGGTAACAGTTGCGCGGGTAAATGGAAATATAAAAATTATGAAAAAGTAAAATCCGCTTTGCTTTCAGGAGTGCACTGTAAACAACGAGCAGAATCTATTTCAAAGGCCATTTCTGGAAAACCTAGACCATATCTGCGTGGAGAAAAAAATCCGAATTGGAAAGGTGGCACTTACGCAACTGAGCGGAATGCCGAAATGGGGCGTGTCGAATACATTGAATGGAGAAGAGCCGTGTTTGCTCGCGATGGATTCAAATGCATGAACAAGCTATGTGCATCTAAATCTTCAAATCTGCATGCACACCACATTCTGTCGTGGAAAGATCATCCAGATAAACGATATGACGTAGCAAACGGAGTCACCGTTTGCGTCCCGTGCCACAAGATGATTCACAGCAGCAAGAGCTGCTTGGTCCAACTTTAAGCGTTAGCCTTCTCGCGCATTGCGCGGCGACGACCCTTGGCAGCAAGAGATAAAAATCGTTTCTTGCCGTATTTTTTCATCCCGATTGATGCCGCGAGAGCGCCAGGATCTTTCACGCCCTTCTTCTCAAGCTCTCCAACGAGTTTCTCGTAACGTCCGCCACCGCCAAGTCGCATCTTGTCCATATCAGTTAGAGTTAATGTTTACCGACGAAATCACCACGCTTTGCAGCTCCAGTGCCGAGGAGTCGTTTTATCGGTTGCCGTCGCGCAATTATGCCGTGCGCGGAAGTTCTTACGACGCTCAGGATTCGATTTCTTGATCGTCATGTTGGCGTCTCCAAAGCGAACCTTGATGACGTTGCCGTTGTCGTTCTTGACGTACACCGCGCTCTTCTTCCGCTCGCCAGGCGTGTAGAACGGCTTGTTGAGCGTCACCTTCTTGCCCTGATAGGTGTTACCTTTTTTGGAGAGGGAGGTTTTCATGGCAGTTCGTTTTCAACCTCAAGCGCCTGCCTGTACTCTTCAGAGTTTTTCCCAAACTCTTGCCTGATGGATTTAACAGTTTCAGAGGTGACATCTCGAAACAGATCGAGTGTCTGAGGGTTTGAAAAGGTAACAAACCTTCCAGCGTCGATGTCTTTGATCGGAGTCATCGCAATTTTTCGAAGCTCTGGGTTGGTCAAAAATTTTGACGCAAACTTGTACCTTACGGCTGGCGCACTGGTAACCACACGGGACAAAAATGAAAGCGCAGCCGGAAGAGTTCCTTGAGCAATGTTTCCACCTTGATATCCGACAAAAATGTAATTGATCAGCCCACGATTCACATCGGACGCAGTTTTAGCTGGAACAGGAGTTTCAGCTATTGCCCGAGCAACTTTTTCAAGTTCCTGCCGTCCACTGGTTCCAAGCAGCGTGTTGGCAGTTTCAAAGAATGGGCTGGCCACTCTTCCTGCGGTTCCAGGGCCAGCAGGTACACCGGCAGAAACCAAATTCAATAGCTTTTGGCCATCGATGATATCTCCCGTTTTCGACTGACTCAACAGATCGTCAATGAAGAGCGATTGAACATCGCGCAGCACATCAGGCTTTCTGGAGGAAAGTCGTGAAACAAGGTTTGCGATTTTTGGTTGATTTTTTGGATCTGAAACAAACTTTGAAATATCGAACGAATTCCTCTCTACAAGTTTGTCCAAACCGAGTTTTGAAAGCTCCGACTTTACCGACGCATCTTCCTGAACAGCCCGTTTAGCAAGTTGCTGAAGAGCGTTTTTATCGGTCGTACCAAGCATCTGTTCAACAAATCTAGGATCAGCATTAACAGAAGAAAGATACGCTTCTGGAGATTTGACTGCATTTCTGATATCACCCAAACGCGATTCAGAAATGAACGCGCTTCTCAGGTTTGCATAGTTTGGAAACAGTTTGTTTCGAACCGGCTCCGGCAACCCGTTAATCTTGCTGAACATTTCTCCGACATTGATTCCAGCGCCTTTTCTTCCAGCTTGAGACGCAGTGCTTACAATCGCCTCTTTAACAAGGTCCATCCCTTTCTGCGCGTTTGATGAACCAAGAAGATCTGTCAACATACCAAGATTAGTCTCGGCGTTTGATCCGGTTAGACGCGAGATAATCGCCTCTCCAGACAGTCCTCCGCCTTCTCCAATCTCCTTTAGAATACCCTCGCTAAGGTTTCCCCTAAAACGTGTGATATTTTGGGCGTAGTTTTGGTTTGCAGCACCAAGCGCTTGCTGGAGAGCTGGCGTTTGCGAGACAGCCTGATTGATCTGATTGGCAGCAATCTCAGCAAGCTGAGCTTTTGTCCTGACATCAACCCCCGGCAAAACGCCGGATTGTCGAATCTGTCGAGAAAGGTTGGAAGCAAGATTTCTAGCTTCTTCAAGCGTTGCGGTGCTGACAAGATCTTCGACCGCTGCAATTGCTGCACGTTGGCCAGCAGGCGCGGCAATTACCGAAATATTTCCTCCGGTGGTTTTTGCGAGATTTAATCCTGCCGAGTTGGCGTAATCAATCAGCGGCTGAAGATCAACGGCAGTTTGAGAGTATTCTGGAAGCGATTTTGCCTTGGTGTATGCCGCATTCCAAGATGTCCTAGCCGACTCAAGGGAGTTTTCAGCGAGGTCTTTAAGATCGTTTCCAATTGAAGCAACGCTTCTTCCTGGCGCAAAAAATGACTTTCCAACCTGAAGCACACGTTGTTCAGCGTTGTTCACGGAGTTTGCAGCTCTTGAGGCAAAGTCGTTCACAGCCATTTCCGCTTGCTTACCAAGCCCCTGACGCTGCGGATCAAGAACATCAAAAACCTGCCTGCTGATTTCTTGGGGGGTACGGTTTCCTCTCGGCGTGTTAGCGGCTCGATGCAACGCAAGTTCGTAAATCTGCGTCATCGCTTCAGGGTCAGGCTCTGCACCCTCAAGCGCCATTTTCCTAGAAATCGATTTAGAATTTATCGCCTCAGCAAGCGAGATTGGAACCTGTTGGCCACTTGCGCTTTCAATGGTCTGAACAGACCTCAATGTTTTGAGTTGATCTGGAGTCAAATCAACGGGTCGAAAAAGATTCGCAACAGTCTCGTTGATCAACCCAAGTTTACCGCCAAGAGCCTTTAATCCTGCCATGCCAACCCGAAGCGGCTCTCCAATAACAGGGCCAAGGACACCTCCGATTGCGGTTTGTTTAGCAACTTCGCCAACCGCTTCCGCTGGCTTGCCTTCAGTTGCAAGTTCTGCGGCTTTTGGGATTGAAGCACCTGCACCGCTAATTCCACCAAGAGCAGCTTGACCGCCAGTTCTTTGGAGCAGTTTTCCAGCCATTGCTGCGCGAGCAAGAGCCGGGAATCTAGCAGCAGCCATTTCTGGGGCAGCAAAACCAAGAGCTATTGATGCAGCACCTTCTGGAACCGTTTCATCAAACATCGATGGCGCACCGGCAGCAGCAAGACGAGCTTCTTCTTCCTGCATTGCCTGACCCATGCGAGCGGCATCGCTCATGGTGGCCTGTCTAACCTGTTCGGGTGTTAGTGCGGAAACAAGGCCCTGTTCTTCACGGCGGCGCATCTCGCCAATGGTTGCCGATTGATTTACAGCTTTAGCAAGTTGAGCGGTTGATCCAACAGCCGCAACAGCTTCAACAGCTTGTACTGGCTTTGCAGAAGCCTCGTCAAGCACCTCAAAAGGTTGATTCGGATCGAATGGCATAATTATTGAGCAACCTCAACGTAAGTGTCGGTCGATTCGTCTAACTGATAGATTTTTCCACCTTGCCTGACGCGCTTTGGCTTTTGAGGCGTGGAAGTTTTTGGCTGACCTTCAATTTTCAAAACCTCCTGTTCTCCGATGATTCCAAGCGGAGATTTCATTCGATCTTTTGCGTCTAGGAAAAGCGAGCGAATCTCTGAAAGCGCCTGTTTCACCTGATCTGGGCTAGAAGTCAAAAAGCTCTGATTGATCAGCTCTTTGGCTCTTCGAGCATCAGCGTCTGTAAGTCGTCCGGTTTCAGAAAGAAGACCTCTTGCAACCAGTGGCGTCAAAGCACCAAGAGTGCGATTTAGTTTTGTCTGAGATGGGTTTAAGCCAAGTCCAACTTTTGCGCCTCCGATTGCTTGTCCAGCTTGTCGTAAGGCCCCAGGAATACTGAACGCTTCGTCAATATCCTTCGGGTTCACGCTATCAATCAAATCAACAGCAGTGTTTGCTGATTTGATTCCGTTAAAGAGTTGAGTCTGAACTGCCTGCGGCAACGCTTTCTTAAACTCAAAATCTCCAGAAGGACCAACAATAATGTCCTGACCACTCTTAGCTGCCGCAGCTTTCAGAATCTGAAACTTAGCATCCTTCTGGTCTTCAGCAGATTGCTGCCAATCAGCAAGTGCAGCGGTCAATGGAGACTTTTGCGCTTGTTTTGCACGCATTGTCTGAATTGCTTGAAGTTCAATTTCAGGAGCAAGTCCAAGCGCCCTAATTGAATCTTCACTTGCAAGACCTGCAACCGAAGAAATTTTAGCAGCCTTTCCGAGCTGCTCTTCTTCTGTGCGCTTTTTAGCAATTAACGCATCATCAATGACGTACTTTCCATCAGCGGTGCGCGTTAATGCGTTGTATTTTCTGGCTTCGGCAATTCTGGACCTTTCAAGCTCATCGGTAAAAGCAGCAAGCTTCGCCTGCTCTTTGATAAGTTTTGCGCGAGCAGAGTATGGCTCCAAACCGTTGATTATCTGAGTCGCCTGCTGGTTGAACTGTTTTGACCTAAATCTAGGAAGAGCTGGCATCGCGCCATTTTCAGTGGCGTTGTTCAAAAAATCAGACACCTGCTGGTTGAAGCTCTGAAAAGCGTCGTATTCCAGATTCTGAGCCTCCGACTCTGCAAGCGCATCCGCATACGCCTTCGACTGGATCTTGTTCTGAAGATCATACTGACGCTGACGCATCAACTGATCCGCAGTCTGCATCTGCAACTGCTCCATCATGCGCTGCTGCGTCTGCGCGCGGTCAAACAGCGATGCGCCTAGCTGAAATGCTTGAAGAGTTTCGTCGGCCATAAGATTTAGAGTCCGAAATTGGACGAGCTGTATTCTGGGAATAGGCTGGTAGATTGCGGCCCTATTTCAGAGGTGTTTGTTCTAGGGAAAGAATAAAGCTCAGGATCGTTCTGAGGATTGTAAGACGACCTTAGGCCTCCCTGCATTCCCATCAACCCTCGCTGGGTGTAAGCCCCGCCAGCGAATCCACCGGCAGAAGAAATCGCGCTTCCGATAGCAGCCATCGTAGGATCAGGCATCGCAGCCACTTGAGCAGCTTGCAAGTCACGGTTGTACTGCTGCTGATTTTGCTGCTGCAAAGCTCCAATTCGCTGAGACGGAGTGATGAACATGCTGCTTACCGAGAACGGTTGAGCCATTCCAAACGCCCGTTGTTGCTGGATGAAGTTCTGAGCTTGCGCCAGACCTTGGTTCTGGATCTGCATCGATGTCAGACCAAAGTCGCGAGCTGACAATGCTCGGCCCATTCCGCTTCCAGCGCCAAACCCTCCGCCAAGCGCGCGTCCAGCGGCGGAGCGTTGAAGCTGAGATGCAACATCTTGAGAAACCTCGCCGCGCAAAGCTGACCCAATGTTCTTACCAGCCTGTTGAATCAACTGGTCATAACCAGGAATCGCACGACGAAGCTGAGCTTCAAGTTGTGACTGCTCGGCGGCGGTAGTCTTTTGAGCGAGTTCCGTGGCAGGTTGAAGCGCTTCGATGTTCTGCTGAATCGCTTGCTTCTGCTCAGCTTGAAAATCAATCGGCTTAAATGCTGGAACTTTTGGCTTGCTGCCCTTGCTCAGCAATCCGCCAAGCAAGCTCGTTCCGCCAAGGATTGCCGCACCACCTAGAATAGGTTCGTGACGTTGGATGTTCATGGTTACCAAACGTGCAGCTTTTTCCTCTGGAAAAGCTCGCTCGTTCTGGAAGCAATGAACCCACACCCGCCGCAAAGTATCCACCTTAAAAAGCTCGTTCTCTTCGATTGTCATCACGCCATGCAAAGATGCCCATGCATCCGCGTACTCACGAAGTGCTTGAACCGAAGGAAGGTGAACCTCGTAGCCGAATCGCTCAGTGCATTCTTTGGCCGACGCTTCTGCGTCCTTTTTGACGTACACCTTCACCGAATCATGCACGACTGCCTTTGGAAGATATCCGTAAGTCGAGCAATCAGCGACGTACTTGTAACGAGTCCGGTATTCTTCAATCGACTGCTTCCAATTCGGATCAGTCGCACCCTGCTCATGTAGGCCAAGGCAATCCGCTTCCAACGAGAAAAGGACCGACATGAATGCCGATCCGAATCGAGGAAGGCCGCAAATCTGGAACAGTTTACCGTTCATTTTTTATGCACAAAGAAGTCCACGCGGCAGTACGCGCGAGGATAAAGATGGCCGACTCCGAATTAGGAATCATACCCAGCTCACTGCAAATTACTGCGGTATAAAGAGCTGCATTCGGATGAACATCCTTTCCAGCTTCCTTCATCCATCCGTGAAGCTGTTCGATTCGAGCGTTCGCGTTAGGAAAGTCCGCAGCGATAATCTCACGCACACGGCTCCATGCCGGATCGATCCGATCCTTGAAGAACGAATTGCCGAAGCCAGGAATCTTCATGCCGGCCTCGATGGCCGACTTCAACGCTCGCTCATCGAATCGTTCGTAAACGAATCGAGCAGGACTAATTGGGCCGTGAGCATCGCCCAAAGTCAGGATTGCTGAAGCGATTCCATTAGTAAGCTGGGCGCTTCCAAAGAAAGCGTTTACCGCAGCGCCGGAACTAGCGTTCTGATTGTTCCGCGCCGCCATGTCATGCGCGTCAAAGACAGCCTGAAGCAACTCCAGTTTTTTCGGAGTCGCGTCAGCCAGCGCAAAGTCGATGTTGAGGTTCAGAACCATTGCGAGAATCCACCGCCATTTAATCCTACACCGACCATGCGTATCGTCGCGACAGCGTCGCCCAGATACTGCATCGTCTGCTCCTGCACAGCTTGAACAGCTTTGGCTTCGTAGGCCACTGCTTCCTGAATCAAATCGTTCTCCTCCTTGCGGATAGCCATGACCATCAGTTTGATGGCGTCAGCGCACGGAGGAATAAGGTAGTCATTGACGCTTGTAGCGTTGATGTGGCGCATTTTCGCCATCACCGTCACGGGCTTGTCCTCGTCGTTGCGGCATCGATCAGCTAGGTAGCTGCGGCGATACTGCGGCAAAGTTTCATCAGGGTCGTAAACTGCCAGATCCGTCTCCAGAGCAGTCGTCGCATCGAACTCGTACAATCGGCTGACCGTGTTCGTAGCCTCGCGGATGACTCCGGTCAGTTCAGTAAACTTCTTGGTCGATTGAACGTACGGCAAAGCAAGCGTCAGCTTTTCTCCGTCAATCCACGCGCCACCCGACTGCGTTCGAATCCACTGACCGTTCTGATCGACACCTTGCAAGGTGATGGTCTTGCCGACATCCGAAGCGTCGCCAGGGTAGACTCGAAGATAGCTGTTAAGACCACCAGACATGTCGCGGTAAGAAACCACAGTGCCACGATCAATAAGCTGCTTTCCAACGCACACTTGATTGCCGTTGAGAAGTCCATATCCGGTTTCCTGAAACTCGAACCATTGATTGCGAACCGTTCCGACTCCGCAGCAGTCAGCTACAGCCTCGATGGTTTCGATCTGTCGCGGCCAAGTAATGCAGCCACCTACGGTGTGAATCGTGA